CTCATCAGTAAACTTAAATTTATCACCACTAAATTTAGATTCAGATACGGGAGCCATAAAATTACGAGTAGACCCTTTATATCCCTCTAATGTTCTTGGTTTAGCCATTAAATCACCTCCTGTTGAAATCCAACAAGAACAGAATCACTAAGTAATAAATTTATACCAGTTCCATTAGTTCCTAATTTACTTATATTTATATGTCTCTGATTAGTATTAAGATAAAAATCAGTATTTGTACTATCAGTCTGATCAGTATTTGAACTTAAATCTAATCCATTTACTAATACATATACAGTACCACTTTTCATTCTTTTATTTGAATCTAATGTTGGTACATAAGTTGCAAATGATGATGATGCTGCTGAAGATGATGCATTTCCTGCAAACCGTTGAGAACCTACAAAATAAGCAGTATTTGCATATCCTAAACTTAATACAGATTTTGTATCTGTACTAGATGAAGGTTCTCCTGTACTTCTCATAATATACATCGTTTCACCACCATAGGTATTTGTAAATTCTAAGTCTTGTATTTGATTACCCACCTGACCAGCAATACCTCTAATAAAATCTGAAGATGCCCCTAATCCACTCTGTACACCTGTAGTATATCTTACTGTTTGTGCATTTGTATCTGGACTATATATAGATGATAAATGTAAACCACTTTCATCCATAATTTTTAAAGTTTTAGGTGAAAATGATTTATTTGTCAACATATAATTATTAAATTCTTTAGGTACAAGATAACCTCTAAATGAAAAACTAAAAGTAGTCTTAATCAGCCTTTCATTATCAGCCATTTCAGTAGCATCGTCAAATGAATCTATAGCAACTCTAAATTTAAACTTACCTGGTTCTCCCCAATATGAACCATCACTCCAATTTATTGTTTCAACAATTTTATTCATTTGTTCAATATAAGTAGTCCATATAATACACTCATATGTCATTGTCATATAGTCAGGCATTGCTACAGAATAAAATTCCTGCGAAGGTTTTTTACCTTGCAATACTGAAAACCTATCATATCTATTTTCTTGAGTATACTTTCTTTCAAATGTATAATGAAGTTTTGGATCTTCTGGATTCATTTTATCAACTGAAATGGTATCATCTTTAGCTAAACTATTTCTTTTAAAAACAACAAGAGGTATTATAAGTTGTTTTTTTGAATCTCTTAAATAACCTTGTCTCTGTATAGTTTTCCATCTTTTTCTGGATTGGCATAATATACAGGAACCTTAACAACTTCACCATTTTCAACAACTGTAGGTTTTATTACCTCATTAAAATAATACATAATAGCTGCATCTATATCCATCAGTCCTACTGATACATCTTTAACAGTATCCTTTTTTCTAGATAATTGTTGCGCTCTATTTTCTGCAGGTGCTGCTCTAAGAGCACCAACTAACTTTCTTTGTGAACGTGGTAACGGTTTTAATCTTGCCATTAGATACTTCTCACTCTCTGAATATTTAAGCTACTTTTTCTAATTAAATGTGCACTACAATCTACAGACCAATTTTGGTTATACTGACCACCAACTAATTGATTTTCATTAACACTACTAACTTCCCAATGTGCATAATTCCAATCAATCAAATCACCTATTTCTGTTACTAATGATAAATCTAATAGAGTAGGTCTCAAAAACCTAAATATTGCACTTTGCCTTAAATCTGGACCAAACTCATCAACGTTAAAGTCAAAATCTTCAGATTCAATTATACACGCAACTTTAACGCCAGGTTGAAACACTTTTCCACCTTGTGCTTCACCATATAAATTTACTTTAGTGTCGTATGCTGATATTTTATATATAGTAACGGTTTGATTGATAATACCATCTTTAGCATTAAGTAAATCACCAATCAGTTCTTTATTTACTCTTTCAAAAACATCAATATCTCTTTGAGGTAAAAATCTTCCTGCCATAATGTTATCCTATAAAAATTGGATCGGGAACTTTTCTTAACTTTTCTTGTAAAAAGTCAGCTTCATCTCTATCTGCTTCTAAGAGCGCTCTCCTACTAGTAGTTTCTAAAGTTTCTCTTAATTGTGATAATAATTGATCTTTTTCTGTAGATGCTTCTGAACGTAATGTTTCACCATCAAGAGTTGTTTCTGCTCCAGGTATTGGAATAGAACCATATTTACTTCGTATCATTCCTAAAAGTTCTTTAGATAAAGAGTATCCATATTTTCTAATCCATTGTTTTCCTGGATCATTTATAAATTTATACTCCATATTGTCAAATTGAGCATTTGAAAAGTCAGATACAACGTTAACAGACCCACTATACTCTGCATGTAATGGATTATCCCTATCTGTTTTTGAAATGTATTGAAATCTAAGTGTAAAATTAGTAGTGGGTCTTGGAAATATTCTAATCTGATTATTAGTCATTTCAAATGTATATGAAGATTTTCTTATTTGATCATTAAACTCTATAGCTTGTGTTCTCATTAAATCTTCATAAATTGGCATCATTAAAAAAGTTACCGCGGGTGATAAATCTCCCCAACCAAATTGATCTAATAAATTTATAGATCCTCCACCTGTACCCGCATATGGATCAAAATATCTTGAAACTGCAGGAGATGCTTCATAAAACACTCTCTTTATTTCTATTGCACCACTACCTGTAGTATCTGTAAATATTTTATTTATATCATATGTTTGAGTACCACTTGTAATCGCTATAGATCCAGTTTGCCAACTTACAGTTCCACCAACTCCTGCTTCTGTACCATAACGTTCTGCTAATCTTATTTGATTCCCAAAAGAGGGTACTACGTGTTTATGCGTAAAATTAGAGGATGTTGGTTGTCCTGCTAATGAAAGTAAATTGTCTTTAATGTTAACCTGATTAACTTGTGATGAATATTCTGAAATAGATTCCTCAAAACAAGTATAAAATTGTGAATCTTGTAACTCAACTTCCATAATAGGGTATCCAAGCCTCTTTGCACACCAATTTGCGAATTTTGGAGCTTCTGATTGAAATGTAGCATCATTATCATAAAACCCATAAGGTGTATTTCCACTTACTGCTGAGCCACTACCTGGCCATATAGCTTCCATATTTTATTCTCCTAAAAAGATATTATTACTCAACTATAAATATAATGGCATAAAAAAAGGGTGGAAAACATCCACCCTCTTTTCATAATCTACTTATATAAACTAATATTAGACATAGTTTACATCAGCAACGANAACTTTACCATAGAATTCCGGACGCACGATTTTCTTCGCGTATCTGGTCATCACACCCTTACGAGGTGTAAAGTTTGTTGGATCGTATACCAATGGAGTCATAATTAGAGGTACATAAGGAGCATACACTGCACCAGTTTCAAGGAAGTTACTTCCTCTGAAACCCATAAGAATTACATTTTCATGCATATATGGGTTCTTATAAACTGTAAAGCGATTGTTTAACATTCCAACCTTTTGTACGCCCATGGCCCACTGTTGGTTGGATGCATCACCAGTTGCTGTAGATGCATATCCTGGAATAGACTCGATGATAGTTGCTGTTTCAGGTGAAACCACCATAAAATTAGCACCACCACGCAGTGTCTTCTGATGAATCGTATTAGACACTGATTGGAGTTTATTACCTAACGTCTGGAACCAAGTTCCTTTCGTATATGCACTGGCATTTGCAGAACTTTCTGCAAATAATCCAGTANNNGCATCATACTCGTATGCAGGTCTTGCAGACCAACGTTCAACTTTAGCATCAGCATTAGCCATCAACATATCAAGAATTTCAAGATCGATTTCCATCGAAATGTATTCACTCAACATTGAGGTAAGTTCAGCTTCAGCATCAACGCTATGGTAAGCATTTAAATCCTGCGCGAGTTCTGGAGTCCAAACGGCCTTCAGTTTCCGAGTCTTAGCGACAATCGGTACTGAAACCATCTGAATATCAATCTCTGGAATGCCAGCATCTGNTTCAGGNNNANCNGNACCNGCAGNNGCTTCAAAATCACCACGAGATGTATCAGTCGGTTGACGATGATACTTTATCTNCANAGCAGCACCTTCTAGTTCATTCTGTGAACCAGCCGAGGATACTATCATAGTTATTTGTGATTCTGGAGCGGCAACAGTACCAGATATCTGCGTATAAGCAGGATACCAAGTACTTAATGTAGTTGCACCACTTGCAACAGGTTCGAAAGCGCGAACACCTTCAAGATCTGGACGTGTAAGTGTAGATGTTGCGAACGAAATCTTCCGTAAGTTACCAAAAGAGGCACTTAGTGAAGGTTCGAAATCAACATCTTTCCACGCCACAGAACCAGAAGTATGAGTTACAGTTGTTGCACTCCGATCGTTAATTGAATACCCAAACTTACCTGCACCGTACAGACCACCACTTGCATCATCGTTTGAACCTGATGTATCACCATGAACATCAGAACCAACGTTATGCAAACTAGTTTGTGCTGTACCATACTTAAAGTCTAGATAAAAAATCAGTCCAGAAGGAAGGTTCATAGGTTGAACAGAAACAAAGTCCTGTGCAGCTATTTCACCAAAAATTCTTCGGACCAACGGAAGTGCGACACCTGACCACTCTTCTTTATTAGAAGTTGTGCTTACTCTTGAAGCTTCATCAATTAATTGACGAGCCTGATTCTCAAGTAGCACGGCCATTCCGTGAGTTTGTGTAGAGTCCTTAAGACCATCTAACAGACCAGTAGGAGACCATTTTTTGACAAGTTTCTTTGTCTGGTCTCTTAACTGCCTAGCGGGGTTATACCCACTCATAATTTTCTCAATAGAATTAAATCTATCTGCCATGATCTTTCTCCGATTAAAGAATTA